TTTTCCAAAAACATTGATGGCTACCGCTTGAGGATTTGCCACCACATTGGTTTCTCCTGTTTTCCCGCTCCCAAATTGTAATGAAGCAGCCCTGCGTGTTCTTTCCACAACGAACTTTCTAGAAACCAGAAGAGGCTTAAGGATAGAAGGCACATTATCATTTTTATAATTGGTGTTCACAATTTCCTTTAAAACCATGTCTTGAGCTAAATAATCTACCTCAAAGTATTCATTTCCCTCAGAATCATTAACAGAAATAATTTCGGTAATATTGGGGCTAGAAAGCTGCACTTTTAAAAATTGCTGGTAGGCGCCTACCCTTATTCTTTCTTGGCTAAAATAGCCTGAGACTACATTACCATAAGCCTTAATTGCATAATAAGTTGGGGCCCCCGTCGTAGTATCTACTGTTGCGACTACCGTAGGGTTCTTGGAGTCTGCAAAATCTATGTTTTCAGTTAAAACAAAATTTAAACCATTTTCAGAAGTAAACCGGGATCCCTTTTTAACAACGGGAATATAACTAAGGTCGGGGCCTAAGCCGGTACTCGAAGCTGGTATGACCACAAAAAGGGCCGCCTTTCCATATGTTGATGGGCGCCCCTCAAATTTATAACCCAGAATACGGCCATGTCGCAAGACGTTATCATACTGATAAGCGGTGTCTAAGAATGATTCATTAACGTTATAATCCAAATAAAAGGAAAGTTGATCTCCAATATATGCAACTGCATCCAACATCAACGAGCCAAAGGAGGCTTCACTCCAATCCTTGAAGGTGTCTGGATAGAACCTTTCTGCTATTTGCGTTAAATCTTCACGAATAGTTTTATATTCGCGGTGTGTATAATCGATTGGAACTATTTTTTTCTGTTCGTCGGACATCAAAAACCCTCATTTTTTAAGTAGTTAATTCTAATAAATCTGAAACCTGAATTGCTGGGATAGAATATCTTATTTGAAGACCGAGATGGTTATTGTCAGGATCAGTTAATCCAAAATTGATTTCTCTAATTTGAACGGCCGGCAAATAAATGCGCACTTGTTCTCTAATCTTGCTTTCTATTCGAGCCTTGGTATCTATTCCAAAGTTCTCAAAAAGAAATGTTTTAATCCCAACGCCGAACTTGGGCTTCATCACTCTTTCCCCGGGATTCGTCAATATAATCATCTTCAAGTTTTGCTTTATAAGACCCTTGATATCTGTAACCATGTTGAACCCAGTTCCAGAATCTAATTCTAACGGAAGGGCGACTGCCAATGAACTCATTTTAATTTACCTCATAGTAATTATCATCTAATTCTTTTCTTCACACATTTCCCCATTAGCATTAAATGGATTTCCGCGTAATTTCCTCTTTTGCCAGCCGGATACCGCATCATCGCCCGGCTCTGCGATCATATCCTCTTTAAGCTCCTCTGTCACAGTAGAGCCTGGGGTATCGGCGCTTTCGTCGCGCTGGCCTGGTTTAAATCGTCGTGAATTATAAAAGCCTTTAAACATCTGTCTTATGCGGCTTTTTGAGTTTCTCAAAATAACTTGATCCCACTCATCCCAATCCGTCACAAATCGGCCACCGAAGAATCCAGGATCTCGATCAACTTTATGAGCCCAACCCTCAACGCCGGCGAGAGATGGCGCGCCGTCTGCATCAAATGTAATCATATTGCCTGGTTTCTGCTCGTCGTATTCGCCGGCGGCAGTGAGAGCGAGACAATAGCGGCCCTCGATGGCAACGCCATCGTCGTCGGTCTCTTGGTACCAGCCATCGTCCTCAGAGGGGGCGTCGTCGGCCGGGTCGAATGTGAAACACATGTCCCCGCCTGCGACGGCGGAGCCTCCTCCGGCAATGTCTGAATTTAGCGCGCCTAGAGGCACTACTTTCTCTCCAATCGAAGGCAAGAAGGCTTCTCCATTATAGATGGCCGTTGTGGCTGTGAGTTTATTGAGTGCGAAAATATACTGACTAACAAGTTTAATTTTGCCATCATCTTTAAGTTTATTAATCAAGCAATACAACAATTTGCTATCTTTTCCAAGATCTGTCTCGGGATCAAATTGATAGATTTTCACGTCTAATGCATTAACCTCCACCTCAGTAATAGTGTACGTGGTTCCCTCCATATTTAAAGAGAATCTCAATCCATATCTAACGCCCAACTCGCCTGTTACACCAACCACGTCGCCAGTAGTAGAATCGGTTACTAATTCCAAGGTGCCGGGATAAACATCCGAGATATTAGGCATAATCAAAGCTACCATGGCTTCTGTTTCGGAATCGTAGACTTCTTCCGATAACAAGTCTGGTCCTGGTGCGTTATAAGAACTGCCGATTCTAACGTATTTTTCAATAGTAAAAGATTTGTCGCTGCCTGCCGTTCCATAGTCAGCAATATCTCCAATATTAACAGATACCTCGCTAACAAACGGACTTAAAGTATCATGTACCTCATCTGAATGAAATTCACCCTCCATAAACATTATCTTGCCGTCATCATCTGTCACCACATGATAATACCCCACATAATCTTCACCTGCCGAGGTAGCTAATTCATTACCCTTGGTATAAAGCTCTTCGGTGGCGTCGCCTTCTACATAGAGGTTGGGATATGTGTTTATAATTTCTTGATTAAGTGTAAGATCTTCTCCTCCGCTCGTTAGATACTGAAGCAGGTAGTAATCCAAATCATAAACGTCGGGTGCCATTCCTACACTTGCCAGGTTTTTAGTAAAAGTCTTGCCTAGGCTATTCAATTGTTCCATAACCAATTCTTTAAAAATCAACTTAGCGTCGTCTTCTGTGGCTTGGACGGCTTCATAATTCTTATCATCGCGATATCCCTCGAGACTTTCGAAGAGGCCGGCCATTTGGCCCCTTTGGCTCTCTAGCTCCGCGTCGTCAGGAAATTGATATTGTGCTTGCATATCATTAAGTCGCCTCAATGCATCCAACACTGGTTCTGGAGGCGAAGTTATATCTCCTGCATCTACTCTTCTTGCATATAATTGAACGCCCTGTTCTAAGAAAGCATACCAAAATTTATTGTCTTTAAAGGGGTTTCCTTTTTCCCACACAGCTTTAACAGCAGCGCTCTTAAAACTAGCAGCCATTTCTTCAATCACATAGCTAGCATACAAAGAGCTATAAACCCCAGGAAAAATAGGTGCAAATCTCGTCATCGTCGCAAGAGACTGAATGATAGTAGTGGCGCCATAAATTCTAATGGCCGCATAAATTAATGCTTCTATTCCGGCTACTGAAGATCTATCCAAAAGTTTATGGTAAGGCAACTCTATTACATAATCTGGTTCTTGTTTTAAGCGCTCATCCTCAGGAATATTGGGATAGCTATTATCAATCTTATCTTGGATATCTGCAAAATTAATTAAATCGATTTTATAAGGACGACATGGGCTTTTTTCAGGAAACATAACATCCACCATTCCCAGCCATCCTGTAGATTTTATAGGGGCAATATGAAGAGGAGGTTTTAGATAATTGCTACCAAACGTTAGAGGATCCAAATAAAATACGCGGTTATTATCTGGATCATTTAGAGACATCGCACTGACGCCCAAGATTCTATCTCGATTTAAAATGGGGCGCTTTCCGTCGGACCAAATTATACTCATCCACGATGGGTCATCAGCGGTAATATCAATCATTACATCATAATAGCTAGTGCCGGCTGGGTATGAACCTATGGCTTCTCCTATTACGTATGCCGTGTCTGCCGCGTTTAAAATGTCGGCTTGGGCGCCGTACGCAAATGCACTACTATTGGAAGCTGCTTCGTCGATAATAAATTGAGTCAGTTCTGTCATAATTGTGTCGTAACCATTCTTTGTATCGCTTGTAGAGACTTTATACCCATTGTTACTTAAAATCTCATTCAATAGTACAACTTGAGGCGCATAAGACTGATAATTGGCAAATGTATCCACAAATTTAGGATAATCATCAAAATTTATTCCGTCCAAAGTGTTATCTATGGATAAAAACTCATATTTCATATCTTCCATTGGTAACTGCGGAAATGTAAAATTATTTGCAATCCAAGTCAATACATTACCATCGGCTATTTCTCCCGTATTCTTTGGCGTAAAGGCTTCCTGAAGATCATCAAATAACACTATCTCTTTGCGAAGGATCTTAAGCTTAATAACAGGTATCATTGCGGCAAGACGTGTATCGGTAAAGGCGGCCGCATTTGTTTTATCCATAATTCGTATTCTCGCCGTGTCGCGGGGAAGGAAAGCAACCCCTGTATCTTCACTTGCGGGCGCTAATAACGTATGGGTGTGACACTCTTCGATATCCTCCTCCACTTCTACATCATCTACAATTGTGGTGGTAGTCCCCACTACTTCACAATATTCTTCTGCGGCGCCGTCCACAAGCGTATGGGTGTGGCCGTCATTGCGAGATGTTTCGCCGTTCCCATCCGCATCAACAGTATAAGTATGAGAATGATCATCTGCCACTGAAGTGATCGCCCATGCTTGTATTGGGGCGCCCCCATAGTTCCTCGCGCCAGGAGAGCCTCCATCATCGGACACCAAATCAGATAAATAAAGTTCCACATCGAAAGACTTAGCATAAGCAGAGCCCCCAATTGCGAGATCGCCTTCAAGGGCCTGAAGTCCTTTACAATTGTCTTTAAAACTCAGCGTAAGATCCGGATCTAGTTTACGAGCTAGTTCTGTATAGCTGATTTCCTCGTTCTCAAAGTCTACTTCAATTTTAGTGTTATAGCCAATAATCTCAGAGTCAAGCTTGAGTAGATTTAATCCACTCCCGAAAGTACTAATTCCAGATCTTTCAAAACTTACGCTATTAGGCATGTCTCCGATGAGGGTGTTATTAGACTCAAACGATGGCGCCAGTCCATCTAATTGGTCTTTCAACCACGCAGCTACATTAACGGGAAAAGCACCGCGCTGTTTACCTAATTTAGGAGGTTCGGGAAGAATAGCATTGAAAAGATTTTCGGCGGTAAACTTTCGCGGCAGGTCGACCTCGCCACCTTCAATGGCTGTCATCAGTTTCTCATCATCTTGATCCAAATAGAAGTCAACATAACGCCTTCTATTTGATACTTTACGGTAATGAGCCGTAAGAGGAATTCCCATAGTATCTGACAGAACCATATTCATAAGTCCCCATTTTCTCTTGTTGCGGCCGGATCCCATCATGTCATGGGCAAAATCAGCCTTTAGCTGCTCCATTCCTCCACCGAGTGCAGCAGTGGCAGTAGCAGTCGATTCCTCAGGTTCAAATGGTAAAATACCATTATCACAACCCGGATCAGATAGTAACGGAGGCATTGCATCTTCCAGGGCTGCCGGGAGGCCGGCTTGGAGAATATTTGCTAAATCTCCTAAATCACTCAAATCAGCCCCCAACGGGCCCCCTACGCCACTTAGCGCCCCAAAAGCACCAGGCGTCACACCATCAGTGGTAGGAGCAGTAGGATCAGCCAAAATGCTATCCAAACCAGAAAGCCCAGGATAGGGGGGTATAGCATTCCCTGCGGCATCGGTGGGTCCAGTGGGAAGACCTGTAACCGGATCAATCCCCACTGGGCCACCAAGCTGTTGAATCTGCTCGGGGGTTGCTCGGCCGGCCAAAATCTCTCCTCGCAGTTCATTAAATTGTTGTATTTGTTCGGGTGATGAGCACGAGCAAAGCCCGGCGGCTTGAGGCGCGTCGTCGGCTATTGTATCCAAAACATCATTCATTTGAGCTTTGAAGGCTTCCGGCATTAAGTTGCCCATATTTGTAAAAAGACTCTCAATTGCATCTTTGTTTTTTAGCGCTCCTTCAAAATCTGGGTATTCATATCTTACAATTTGATCCACAATAGTTAAGAAATCGGGTGATGGAGTTCCCAAAAAAGCATTATATAATTCTTCGGTAGTAACTGCGCTTGAAATATCCGATGCAAAGTTTAATACCATAGTGGTATCTGCCAACGCCGCAGTGTCGGCGTCAGCCCCCAAGGACATAGCTAGCGATGCCGCGGCCGTATTCACATCTGTGGTGGTGCTTTCGGGGGCGCCCGTAACGGTATCGGGAGACGAGACATCACTAGTAGTCGCACCAGTCGTCGTAGTCTCATCAGTTGTTATGGGAGTGCCATCAGTAGGCGTTGAGGGAAGAGCGGAGGTGCCCCCACTGCTTGGAATTCCGCCTTCTGTTGGCGTCGAAGTCGCATCAGCGGGTGGACACACACCTGGCATGCCAGGGTCCACTCCAAGCGCGGAAGTCCCCATACCCAAACTTCCAAACATATCCGCTGTCGTCCCATTTAATATATCTAAATCCACACCGAGCCCCGTAATAGAGGCCTCAATAGCGAGGGAAATCTTATCTCTATCACCAGCGGCAAGCTCTCCCAGAGAGCCACCCGGATCGGCAGATGCGTTACTTAGTGCCGCGCAAATCTTAAGAAGCATAGTTATCAAGATTTTTAATATGATTTGTTGAATTAAAAATTTAACAAGTTTAAAAATTGCCCCAGTTAGATCTTTAATTTGTGGCAGCCACCCAAAAGGGTTTTCAAGCCTAGGCATTGTAATATCAAAAGTATTTTGAATAGAGGGGAAATCTTTATTTTTAATAAAATCCAAAGTAGGAGCGTTTAGCGCAGGAGGAGTAGGAAATGGGGCTGTTGCAATAATAAAAGAAACCAGTTCAGAGCCAGGAAATTTATTGAGATGATCTAACAATTCCAAATAATTGTCAAAATAACATTCTAGAACTGCATCTATAACTGCTTTCATAATAATTTCTGAATCAATCTTGGTCAGATCTACATCTTGAAGATCGTACGTTTCTGCCAGTGTTCGTGACGATGAGGGAGTGTCGGATACACTTTCAGCTTCAAGAGTCACGATATCTCTAAAAGGCCAATAAAATACCAATCCTCTATCTGCGGCTTCTGAGAGGGTCATCCCTATCTCTTCTTCCACTTTTGCTTTGGCTATTTCCTCAATACATCCTTGAATTTCGAGATCAAATCCCGAAAATAAATAATCAAAACTTTCAAGGTCCATTTCTTTAAGGGCGGGTAACAGTATTTTGCCAAGCGCATCTTCAAATGAGAGCCCAGAAAATAATTCTTGGATTGCCCCCATTAGCAATCCCATTAATCCCGATAATTTAAGACGATCAAAAATGTCCCCCCATAGTAGGTCTATGCTTCCTCTACCGCCACTAAGAGTGCGTTGTATACGATCAGCGCTAAGAAGACCGGTCGGATCAAAAGATAAAAAGTTCTTTAACTTTCCTAAATCTTTGATATCTATCTCGGGATTAATATTGGGATCCCATATTTGGCCTAATTTAATCTTATCTTCTAATACTATATCAAGCGAAGGAGCGACTAAGTTTCGGTGAAATTGAAATGCAATTGCATCGCCAAGATTGAAGACTGGATCAAAAAGAAATTCTCCTAATTGTTTTCTATCAAATTCTAAGGCATCGCGAACTTTACTGCCAGAAGAATCCTCTGGGTCCGACGTCGCTGGTTTGTCGATAATCAATTCAATGGACGGAAAAGTATATTTAATCACAAAATCGGACCAACTTATGGGCTCCCGAGCGGTTAAATCAATATGCATGCTGCCCAAATTAGCTAAATATGCCAAACAAGTGGGATCTTTCCATGCAGGTTGTCTTTTCAACCACCCCAATCTTTCTTTAAACGTAAGAGGAAAATCCTCTCGACCCTCAATATAAAGCTTAAGTTTTGTTAATTCATAATCCTTATTAAAAGTAAAAGTAAGTTTACTAACCTTTTGGCCATCGCCACTTAGGGTATATCCTTTTAAATTTACAAACTCCCCCAGCTGTGAGAAGAGATCACCCATTAAAGATCCGTTTAGCTCTCCCCAATCTCCATATAAATCTAAATTAAAAACAGAACCTTGGCCCGGGCCTTCGCGAAAATAAAAGTTAGTGCCATCAGTCTTGGTGCTAATTTTACTATACCATCCATATAACTTGAGTCCTTTTCTAATTTCAGTTAATTGACTTTCTAAATCTTCTGAGGAAAAGGTAGCCTCCAAATCGCAAGAACTGTCGGGAGCGTCATCTGGAGAATCTGTCCGCCCCTCGTCTTCGGGCTCGGGTTGGGCATCTGGTAGACTACTTATTGTTTCATATGGGACAGAATATAACAGTCTTAATCGAGAAAACGCACGAGCTTCTAAATAATAATCTGTCTTAACATCCCATGTTAAATCATTTTTAACTGCATCTTTAGAAGATTGCGAATCATCTTTATTGTTTTCCTCTAATAATGCGATGACAGCTTCGTCAATATATTCATCATATCTTTCTTGCAACGCAGCATCAGCTTCTTCTGTCGTTAAGGTGGGATCCTCCAAAAGGGCTTCATCGATAGTAGTACTATATTGGGTTTCAATGGGTACTTGATAATACCCAATTTTTTGATTTAAAAAAGTGGTCTGAGAATCTAAAGTCTGCCAATTAGGAACAATTGCTGTTTCTGAAATTGTAAAGGAACTAACGGCGCAGGGATCAACGGGTACTTCTACATACTCATCGCAAGCATCGACAATACCAGTGCCAGTTCGATCTTGATATCGCAGGAATTTAGATTCTGCCATGGGAGTGCCTTCTTATAATTAAGTCGTTTTTACGTTTCTGCTACAAATATATTTGCTTCCCATAGGGGAAAGATAGTTGAGTTCCCACATGGTTTTATTAACTCGAGTATGATACAAAGAATTAATAACATAAGAAAGGTGAATAGGAGTTGCAACCGCCACGGCTGCGGGAATCCACGGCATAATAGGATTAACACCCACCGCAGTATTAACTCCTGACTGAGCTAACGCAAAGTTAAACAAAGCACTCCAAATCTCTCCTACAATATCACTCAATTCTTGTATAGCGTCTCGAGTATTTTTCCCCAAATTCACGGGTTGTAAAACAGAAATCTTTTCACTAGGTAAAAACTGGCCGCCTGGGACCTTCTTGTCACCTACAAAATTGCCGGCGATCAATTCAATGGGCGGTGAGGCCTCTAGTTCGCCCCCTAACGAATTAGTTTCGCCTTTGTTACCGAAACCTTCGAATCCCTTGGCCCGTCCTGTTACGATTTTGATTCCTTCTCTACCGATGATTCTAACGCCATCAGCCTTTATGGCAATTCCCGAGCGGGGCGTTGGGAGGGGGGCCCCTTCTATTCCAAAATTCTTATCTAAATCGGCTAATTGGCTAATGTAAATTCGGGCGGCATCCGCTCCAAAACTATTATCGACCATGGATCCCGGGGCCGGGCCTTTTCCCTCATTGGCCGAGGCCATCCTTCCAACTACTAAATCAATAGAATTGGCATTTTGGGCGCCCTGGGCTCCATAGCCCGAGGCAACAGAATCTGGGCGATCTGTACCAAATACAATAAACGACCCAGCATTTTTGAGCACCTTCTCATTTGGGGCGGCCTTAAAAGCTATTGCGGGGCCGGCAACTTTTGTATGGGAGAGGCCGCTACCAGGGGGCGCTATATTTACAACGCCACTCTCCAACTGCTCTTCAATAGATTTACACCGTTCTGGATCTAAAGTATTTTCGCAATCGGATATATTTTTAGGCACTTTAATTACTCCTAAGCCATTTTCTTAAGAATGACCACATATGGGCTAGGATTTGTCGATACACTTACTGAAGTGAGGGAAATATTCCCTACTTCCTTGCCTGTGTCAGACACATTGCCACCCGCCAAGTATGCAATGTCGCCTTCTATTTTATAAACAATATCCCCGTGGGTATTTGACCAGTCGCCTGACCGGGGCTTAACCAAAATATCACCAACTTGAACTTTTACTAATTCCTGAGTTAATGAAAAGGCGTGCCAGGGGCCGCCCGATTGCCTTCCGGTCCATGCATCAGCGGCATATAAACGATGGGCTGCAGAAGCTGGGAATGCTTGATCTGCTTTTTGAGCAACATATGAAATAAATGCCGCGCTCCATGGAACACTCGAGGGCGTCCACATGTCGGTGGTCCACGCCAAATTATCCCAATATTGTTTCAGCCTCGCATATGCTTCCGTGTGGTTTTCATCTTTGCCTGACCAAAATGCTATTTCACTTTCCACTATGGCCTCCAAGCCTGTTAATCCTTTTCCTTCAATGGGGGTTGTATTGCTAGGATCGGGCAATCCTGAAGCTATGATTTCATTTTCTAAGTCGCTAATAGCATTTGTCCCCGTCTGCACTTGGCCACTCGTATCTCCCACGGTGCCTAATGCTCCCGAATCAAATAAGTTTTTTATTGTTTCGCAGCTACTTGCGGTTGTTGTGGAGGGAGGTGCGGCGCCGGCTGCTACCATCCCAATATAACCCCCTGTTTGCACATTCCACTTCCCAATGGTCCCGGGCTTTAATTCAACTCTTACAATATCATCAATATCGGGCATCGTACCATCTTCCGTCACTCCAATAAACTCAGTATGTTCATTGATAAGATTAGCGACGGCGGACGGGTCTTCGGCCGATGATATATCACAAGGATCATCCAACCATGCGCCATGAATTTCCTCAATTCTGCCTATAAAAGTGAACGTTTGTCCTTTAGAAAATAGTTTTGAAAAAAATCCTACATCTTCGATAGTTGTTGGGCGGCTTAAAACTTTGGCTTGATATATCGGCCCCCCTAACGCGTCGATGCTGCCCAATGTCTTACGAACAGAATCATCAAATACATCCAAGGCAGATTCAGGATCGGTAAAGTTTTGAATATTATGTTTATTAGTAGTCACTTTGAGGATCTCCCTGAATTATATCGAATATTTCATTCTTATCTTGTTCTGAAAGTCCTGGGTTCTGCGCTTGTCCTTTTTGTCGTAGTGAAATAAGCTTCACAAGCTGTTCATTAGACCGCTGCAAAGATTCAACGTGTTTTGCCGCAACCGGACTAAGATATTTATTCTGGTCAGGCTCTCGGACTATTTGATTGGCAACCTCATTTAAAAATTCTCTTGCTAGTTTTCTATCATTGCGAATATTATCGAGAGCTTCGTCAATTAAGTTTTCTAAATTTTTGCCGCTCATATCGCCCCGGTGTCCCAATTTTGTTTAAAATTATAATACCTTTTACGAAACTTCTTTAAGGAGTTAACAATTTGTTTTGTGTTAAGTCCGGTAATCTCGCGAAGATATAGATAAATAGCTTTCTTATTAAAAATATCAATGTCGTCCTTCGATTCAAAAAGGATGATTATTGCTTTATAAACTTTTAAATCGGTCTCCTTCATTTGAGAAGTATCCCACGACTGCAGTTCAGCATAAAACTTTTTCCAAAATTCATCCTCTTCTCTATGTGTTAAATATGATTCGTCGGTGGAGAGGTATTGTTCTTCATAGCTTTTGGAAATATTATTTAAATCTACCTCTCGCTTGTTTTTCTTCTGCTGTTTTTTGACTTTGTGGATAAACCAATTCTTGGTAATTACCGAGAAATAAGAAAACGCGGCCGAGCCGCGATTAGGGTCATACTTATCTAATATTGTCATCAACCAAATCTTACATTCGTCTCTCAAAGAATCAATATTAGGTAAAGTAGTAAATTTATAAGTGAAGACTATTTTGTCTACCATCTCATTAAAAGCGGGGCCAATATACTCAACATATAATTCTGTTCTCTCTCGAATACAATTAGTTTGAGCATATCTAACGATAGCTTCTTCATGTTTGTGGGTGAAATAATAGTTCTTTTTACGTTTCTTCGTCGTCGGTATCTTCTGCGTCGTCATCCAGTTCATTTCCTTGTGTTGCTTCTTTCTCCTCTTCTGTTAATGAATAAATGTACTCAAACGTTTCTATTTGTTCGTTAAATGAGACCGCATGCTCGAGTAAGTGCGAGAGTGTCTCATCACCATAAAACATTTCTAATTCATAAACAGACTTCACATGATTGGCAAAAGAATTAATCATCTGCTGGAGATCACCAATCTCTTCAGATATACTTAAAAGACGCACAATGGCGCCTCGGACATAATAGATTAACCCGATATTCATCAGTGCTGAAAATGCCAACACGGCACTTAATATTAATTCAAGACGCGTCATTAGATTTCTTTTTTGCCTCTTCTTTTTGTTGTTTTAACACTTTTCTATTTTCTTCAATATATTCTTTTGTCAGTTCGCCAATCTTCGTAGGGGAAGTTTTGGTGGCCGGTTTTTTAATAGTTAAGGGCGTTGATAATAATTTTTGCATAGTATCTTTCTGTTCACACTTTTCACAATCAGAAAAGGTCTCTTTAAAGCCATGAAAAACTATTACCAAATCGCCACAATTTTTGCACTCGTATCGATAACGAGGCATTAGACGCCAGTGATTTCAGGCGGTGTTATCTCTTCTGCGGCGACGTGAACTGTTGGTGGGTTTTTTACCACCAATCCATCATCGCCGTCTTCAAGTTCAAAACCTTGAAATACAGGAACTATATCTGATTGATGCATCAATGATTCCTGGAGAGCCATCATAATGGCTCCAATTGCTTGGTCCGATAATTGCATTTTTATTCTCCTTTAAGTAGCTGCAATAACGCAGCTTTATTATGCTTAGTGTACCCCTTCATTCCTCTTTCTTTAGCTATAGCTCGTAGTTCAACGACCTTCAAACTAGAAAGATCAAGTTCGGGCTCAACAGGCGCGGGTTCTACGTCTGAAAGCCAGTTTTTAATTTTATTTAAAAAGTTCATTTTATTTCCTTTATTACCATTTAAAATTGTTTTTATAATGCTCAACAATATGTTTAAGCTCGTGATCAAAGCTCTTTTGTGGGCTCCATCCAATAGAGCGCAATTTATTATCATTCAACGCATATCTTACATCTTGTCCTTCGCGAGCATAAGACAAATCCAAATATTCACTCAAATTTCTTTTCTCGCCAAAATAGCATTCGATGACTTTACTCACCGTATCAATGTTTTTTTGTTCAAAACCTCCAGCAACATTATAGATCCCATCATCCTTTCCAGCTTCTATCAAAGCCACTACAGCGGACGCAGTATCGTCTGAGTGAAGCCAATTTCGTATTGGCTCACCTTTATCGTGAAGTTTAATTTTTTTGTTTCTCATTAAAAGCTTAACAGTCAGCGGAATAAGTTTCTCTGGATATTGCCCTATCCCATAATTATTCGTTGGCCTTAAAATAAGATATTTTAAATCATAAGTCCTTCCCCAAGCCATTACAAGCATGTCGGCGGCGGCCTTTGAAGCTGAATAGGGATTGCTTGGTTTTAAAATGTCTGTCTCAATATGTTCGCCTTGGGTGATATCTCCATAAACCTCGTCAGTGCTGAAATGAAAGAACACCGGGCGATCACTCACGTTTGCTTGCTTCTGACGTATTAAATCTAAGAGGTTCTTAACCCCCATAACATTGGAGATCATAAAGTCAGTACTATCAATAATGCTATTGCCAACGTGAGATTCGGCAGCTATATTAATAACATAATCACAATCGGGCAAATATTTTAAGGTTGCAATATCCTTTTCCACAAAGGTGAAATTAGGATAATGATAAAAATCTGTTAAAAACTCTTCGTTCGCTGCGTATGTGCAGCAATCAACTCCATACACCTTCCAGCCTTTCTTAAGACATTGACGTGTTACATGTGAACCTATAAGGCCCAGACAACCTGTAATAACAACTAACTTCATCTCTT